AAGGAAGCGATCGAAATGGACTCCCGCTCCCGGTCAGAACTGACTGCTGCCATGAAAGATATGACAGCACTTGATAATCCAAACTCCGTCCAGCAAATGAAACATTGGCTCTCCGATAACGGACTCGAAACTGACAGCCTTGGGAAGAAGGTAGTGGCAGAGCTTATCAAAACTGCTCCACCCGAACTTCAGACCGTTCTGGAACTCCGACAGCAACTTGCCAAATCCTCTGTCAAGAAATATCAGACCATGGAGCGTGCGGTCTGTGATGACGGCAGGGCTCGTGGTATGTTCGCATTTTACGGAGCCAACCGTACCGGACGCTGGGCAGGCAGGCTTATACAATTACAAAACCTCCCACAGTCCAGAAAATAGCCGGAAGCGAAAATGAAAAATGGTGTCCGATAATACCAAGTCCAACTATCCTTGCCGTAGCAAGACTGATTCCTTCCGTAAGAAAAACAGCTGCCGGAATGCCAATCAGCAACGAAATGAGACTGCTCCACAGTGTTTCAAAAAACAGCATCAGAAACATTCTGCTCCGTTTCATGCCAAGCATAAGGTACATTCCAAACTCACGTCTCCGGCTGTCCGTCTGATATTTACATGCAAAATATACAAGAAAAAAGACAAAAAACAGTGATACGAGATAAACCGCCGGAAGTAATTTAAGCAGCTTCGCTACCGCCTCACTTTCCACAGTTTTTAAATATATCATTACATCCTGCTGCCCCAGGGAAAGCAGTGTATAAAATGCCACAATGGCAATTACAAGCGAGCCGAAAAATAATCCGTTTCCTTTTCTGTTTTTTGCGGCATTCCGCAATACCTGTTTAAAGAACATTGGCACTACCCCCTCCCAATTGCGCCATAACAGCTACAATTCTGTCATAAAAGTCCGCAGTGGATTCCTTTTTTATATTTCTTCGGAGTTCATGGAAAATACATCCGTCCTGAATAAACATGATACGGGAACAGTAGCTTGCCGCATTAGCGTCGTGGGTTACCATCATAATCGTTTTATTCTGGATTTTATTTATTGCAGAAAGCTTATCCATAAGAATTTTTGAATTTTTGCTGTCAATGGCGCCTGTTGGTTCGTCTGCCAGCACAATATCCGGCGAAGAGATTAAAGCTCTCGCCGCCGCAACGCGCTGCTTTTGTCCGCCTGACATCTGCCCCGGAAATTTATCCAGCACCCCTGTAATATCCAGCATGGCAGCCAGCCCCTGTATGTCTTTTTCCGCTTCCCTTGCCGTTATGCCATGTAAAGAAAGGGGCAGCGTAATATTTTCCCTTGCAGTCAGATTATCCAAAAGCTCAAACTCCTGAAACAGATATCCAATCTCTTTTCCCCTGTAATCAGCAAGCTTTGACCCCTTAAAGCCTGAAATATCCTGCCCTTTCAGTATAATTTTTCCCGATGTTGGACGAAGCATGGTTGCGATGCAATTCAGCAATGTGGTTTTTCCCGAACCGCTGGCGCCCATAATTCCCAAAAACTCACCTTCCAGCACGTCAAAGGTAATTCCCTTTAATGCCTCCGTTTTATTGTCGCCCCTGCCATATGTCTTGGTCAGCTCCTCGACCTGTAATATTCTATCAAAAGTATCCATAGAAATTCTCCTTCCTTATTTGTTTTCTGATTTTAGTATACCAATCGGGAATTTCAAATACCACTTACAGCTTTTGTAAGGTAACCATAAAAAACTGACCTCCAATCATTAGCTTTTGGGTCTAACTTTTGGGGATCAGTTCATGGTAACGGGTTAATTTTTCTATCAATATGTGAAATTGAAGCCTCCACTTATAATATTACCGTTAGATATATCCTTCAATTGTCCGTTTTCAAATCCAATGGACAGATACATATCATCTATATTGTTTATATCTGTTGAAGCAATTTGGTTGATATACTGTTCAAAATTATCATATGCCGCTCCTTTAAATTCTGCCGGAACCTTGGACGACTCCTTCACTTTTTGCTTAAATACATCTAAAATGCGATTTCCCTTTTCATCAACAAGACCATTTTTTGTCTGTACAAAGTCTTGAATATCCAAATCTGTATATTCTATCAGCAGGCTGGCTACCCTATATTTTGCCAGTACCATTTTATTTATATTGCCGCTTCCAATGCTATTTAAAATATGAAAAAATAACTCTTTTGAATTTCCATTATCATTCAGCAGCGCTTCCATTTGCAACATAACAGATTTATCACCATTTCCGTCAACCATAAGCTCATATGTATATGGATTAATGGTAAAGGAAAAGCTTTTATTTTCAAGGAAACCTACATTAATACCGGCATTTGCAAAAATATTGTTTATCTGTTTATTTACACATTGGCGATTGTAGCTTTTTTTCTCACTGTCCGTCTCCGCATAAACCGGTCCGTTCAGCCGCGGGTCGCTCATATTGCCACAATGTCCAAAAGCACTCATACTCAGCTCGTTGTCACACATTGCCTTACGCTCACTATATGAAAATTGCATATAATACGGGCTCTGATATTTTTGACTTATAGCAGCGCTCAGTTCTTCATAGGTTGAATATCTTGCCCGATTTGCCACACCCAAATCGTAATATATATTCTCTAATTTAACGTATGCTTTATATAAATCGGTATCTCTATTGTTATTATTCCCTTCAATCCGATTCTCAACACTCTCATAGCGTTTTTCCCACCCTGTTTTCTGAGGTTTAGCCGGCGTATACCTTCCCTTAACATTATAATAATTATAATGATGGGATCTCACTTCAACTTGCATCGCTTTCTCTCCTTCTTAAACTGCCGTATCAGATTATTCGTAACTCTGCTAATAATATCGGATTTATATATTATATTGTTTAGAAAAATTGATTTCCCACTTACGAGACTTGAAATACTATTTAATTTTTACTATAAACTTTACCAGCCTAATGACATAATATCACTAAAGCTATCACAAGGGTAACCAAAAATACAAATAATTATTGTTATTGCGTATATTTTGTGATAAAATATTCTTCAAGGGTAACCGTGTTGCAGGGTGGGCTGATCTCTCATTTTTTATAGAATGGGGGTGATGCTATGAAAAATCAGAACAATTTTGATTTTAAGGATTTGTTGACTTTTGGCATATTCCTTTTAGCATTACTTACATTCGTTTTTACGTTTTGTAAGTAAGACTACATAGAAAAACCACCCCAAAACTTTGACCGAGTGCAAGGGTGGATTTTTCTATCCATTTTGTAAGGTCAACCCACCTTGTGGGCGGTTGTCTTTTTATGTTTATAATATACCATAAGCGAGAGGAGAGTTCAAGGGGGAAATCGCTTGTGAGGCGGTGTGCGTCGCTGTGAGACAATATAGGAAAGAAACAAAAGGCAGGATTGACCTGCCTCTTTGCTATATGCGGTTGATTGCGTCCAGTAATTCCTCGATCTCAAAGTGGGTATATACAACCTCTGTCACGCTCTGACCTTTGTGACCGACAATTTTCTTGATGATCTTGTCGGAGACACCTGCGACCGTCAACATGGAGATGCAGGTGTGTCGGGTGCAATGAGGAGTGTGTTCCATGTTCAAGACTTTCATGAGCGGCATCCAGTACGAATCATAATAATTCCGGTATAGGAAATGATTGCCGTCCGGCGTACTTAAAAGGTATTCGCAGTCATTGAGGTTATACCAATATTCAAAGAACGGGAAAACCTTGTCGGCGATCGGAACGGCGCGGATTCCGGCAGCGGTTTTCGCCTGCACGATTTTGAAATATCTTTCCTCAAGGTTGACATTCTCTTTTTTAAGGTCGAGGAGTTCACTGATTCGGCATCCGGAATATATCAACATGAGGATGACTGTATAATAAATATTTGTGTCCTTGACCTCCCACACACGTCTGACCTCTGTTTTTGTGAATGGCTTGCGATCGTAGGCATTTGGATTCCCTGCATCTTTAATATTCAGATACTCGACCATGTTCCTCTCTTTTGGGATGATCTCATGAATAATCGCGTATTTATACATGAGACCGAGGAGGACTTTCAGTTTCCGGAGAGTGGGATAATTCTTGCCGGATTCATCGACGACCATTTGCAGATGATCGAGTTTTACATCGACGAACCGCATTCGGGCGATCTTGCCGCATAACGCCCATGCCGCACGATAACCTTGCACGTTCGAGGTTGAGACGGTCGGGAAATGTTCATCACTCCATCTCTCATATACATCCTCGAAAGTGACTTTTGCGGCGTTCACGTCGTAGGGGTTCGCGTTAAATTCTGCGAGGGCGGTGAGAGCGTCCTTGCGCGTCGGATAGTATCCGATGATTTGATATATTTGTTTCGATTTGCCTGTCGCCTCGTCGATTTCCCACCCCTGCGTCTTTCTTGCAGCATAGGGATTCCGACGATTTCCGGACAGCTTATAAACAGAACCGAATCCATTGGGGAGTTTCATTCTATCACCATCCTAAAAAAGAAAATAAAAAATAAAACCAGTGCAAAAAGCGCGGTTTTATGATAGAATAAAACTTGTGAGGGTTCATTTTATCACCGCACGTTTGCGGAGGTATATGATTCTATTAAAGGGCGATTTCCATTGCAGTGGGGTCGCTCTTTTTATTTCTGATTCTTGAGAAAAATTGATGCTTTATGATGGAGCATGACAAAAATTCCTGCAAGAATTAAAAAGATAATGCCAATAGGTAACGTCACAAGACCGAGAAAAGCGAATGAAAAAGCACACAAAAGAAAAAGGATACGATTTGTCTTGATTCGCTTGAGGGTCTTTTCATTTAATGTATCATTGATGATAGGTGGCGACGATGAAGAATCGGCAGTTGTGTCTACATCGACGCGAGGTTTTTGAATCGGAGCGGAGTATTCTCGAATTGGAATATCATCCTCGGATTCGTAAACGTCTATTGAGACACGACATCCTGTTTTTGCACCGTCGTCAAAGTCATACATATCTGAAATATGTGCATCAAATGCACATTCTTTGTATTTCATGCAAATATCGGCAGCGAGTTCTTTTGAGAGATTCCCGATTTGATCGCCGTCCTCCGTGTTGACGGAGTAGGCAGGTTCACCGCGAAATTCATAATATTTAATAGTAACAGGGTCTCCGGTGCATACATAAGAGAGAATTTCCTGCCTGTCTGTGCCATCGTTATTTTTAAAGGTTATTCCGACAACTTTTGCATCTATGGTTCTAATTTTATCGTTCAAAAGACATACCTCCATATTATAAAGGAATTTATCTCTTTTACACTTTCCTCAAGAGAGGAGGTGAAAAGGGATGAAGATTTTGACATGGGAGGCGAGAACCGAAAAGGGTCTCACCTTGATGGAGTTGGCAAAGAAATCCGGTATCGGAAAATCTACGCTCAACAACATCGAGAATCAAAAAGTGTCTCCGACATTATTTCAACTCGAAATGATTGCCATTGCACTGGATGTTAAAATCACCGACCTGTTTGAATCCGAATACAAATAAAATAATTATATCACAGTACATAAGCCGAAAGGCAGCAGGCGCGAATATTTCCATGATTATGGAAATGCGCCGCGAGATTTCCACAATTATGGAAATCAGTGATATAATCGGATTCGGAAAGGGGTGATTTCCGCATGAAGTACAAGGAGGCTATCATCGAGATAGTCGGAAAGATACGGAGCGAAAAGACCCTCAAGAGGATATACAAATTCGTTTCGTATCTCTACACCCATGAGACTGGCGGTTGAAATATACCGTCAGTCTTTTAATTTTGTTTCTCCACTCAATGAATTGTAATAGTCGATTAGTCTGCCAAAAGTTTCGATATCATCATCAGACGCATATAAAAGGGTTTTAATCATATTCTTTCGGGCATCATTTTCGCCTGCCATGATTCGATCAATTTTTTCCATGAAATCATCATCACTCTCGACAAACATCTCACCATCGCCGGATGTCAACCATATGTAATCAACATTAAACTCTCGACAAATTGCTTTTGTCATTTGCTCGGTAAGATTGTTCACACCGTTTTCGATTCGACTGACGGTTTGCTTTGTGACACCGACCTTTTCCCCGAATTTTTCAAGAGTGAGACCGAGGGTTTTTCTGATTTCTTTCACACGCTCACCTTGCGTCATAGTGTTTCACCTCCCTTGTTTTTCAAGCATAACACGCGCAAAGACAAAAATCAATAAAAAAGTTCCGTAAAGTGACAAGAATATGTTGACAAAGTAAATTAACGTGACTATAATGTAACTATACGGAACAAACAGGAGGTGAAGAAAGTGAAAATCAAAGGGATTAAAGTGCAACAGGGAATCAAAATCAAGGCGGTAGGTTTGACTGGAAAAGAAAGAAAAATCATTGAGGATGCAATGAGAAGAATTAAATACGGGAGAAAAAAGGACAACCGCCAATCTCTCCCGTACTTAATAAAGCTAAAGTAAGTTGGAACTCATATGAACAGCGTCCGTCAAACTGTCGGAGAGTTCAGATTCATTTTCGGGTGCATAGATAGTTTCAAACTCTATGCACTCCGAGGAATCAAAAGCGCAAATTGAAAGTTCAGCCGGAACGGATTCTCCGTCATCATCATCGAGAGGGTCAAGGATGGAAAGTTTGACATATTCCTTGCCTGTGCGACGGGCATCTTGAATCAGTGAGCGGAGTTCCGAAATGCTAACAATAATTGTATCTCTCATGAAAATCCTCCTGTCATTTTGTAATAGTTGTGTATCTATTATACGGCAGGAGGGGCAGCAGGACAAGCGAAAGGATATAAAAATGAAAAAGGAAAATCTAATTAAAAGAGCGGAGAAATTAGAGGAACTAATGAAAAAAGAACCTCTGTACGGCTATCCGAGAAAAAGTCCAGAAATAGCAAAGGCATCCGTTGCCATAATTAAAGCAATATGTGAACAGGAAAACATTACGCCATATGCGGCGAAGTATGCGTTAAAAATGGCAACGGAAATCATAGAGAATGAGGCACAATATGAAATTATTTCATAAAACAGGAGAAAGAAATGGAACAAGTGATTTTTTATCTTTGTGACGGCGAAAAGGAAGATTGCAAAAAGAGAAGTTGCTATAAAAACGGAGGAGAATGTGAACACACAAAGGACATCAAACATGCGAGGAACTTTCAAAAGAAACGTCCGGAAATAGAGCGATCGTCCTTTTGGGAAAAGAAGTAATTATATAAAAGCCGAAACGGAGGAACACCCTCCGTCAGTGTCCGGATGGCGACCGACACTCTGACGATGGCAAGCCGAAAGACATCGGACAGGATACCGTGAAAACATGGCAGCGGTCTCACCTGCTAGAAAGTGAGTGGACGGATGACAGGTTTTTCTTGATTTTTTAAAGTGAAAAATCAAAACACGGTAGACATCGCCGGATAGAGGTGAGCAGGTTGAAAAGACCGAGAGAGCCGCCAAAAGGAGGAATCAGCATGGAAATCGGGAGGATATTGCCGACAGAGGCAGCAGCAATCCTCAATGTATCGCCGCAGTTCGTCCGGATTGCAATGCAGCAGGGAAAGTTGCCGATCGGAACGGCGATTCAGATGTCATCAATTTGGACATATCACATCTCGGAAAAGTTACTCGCAGACTATTCCGGAAAGAACATAGAAAAAGAACTTGAGAGAATCAGAGGATAGCAGGAGGAAAAGGATGCAGAAATATTTTAATGAGGGAAACGATTGCGATATGTGTAAGCACAAGTTTATGACAGGGCAGGACGGAACGGTTGAGGATTGCCGGAGACGCGAGTTCGGATTGCCTTGCAGATTTGAGGAGAGAGACATCCGACAATGTCCGGCATGTGGCAATGAGGTCGATCGTGAGGAGATGACTTTCACAAAGGATTGTCATGGCATTTCTTTTCGGCTTGTCTGCGGTTCGTGCTATGAGAGATTGATGGCGAAAGGATATGACGGGGAGTATTACGACGAGAGCGACGAGCAGATTGAGGATGATTATTAAAGTCGAAACAGGCATTTGATGCCTGTCTGCGTGAGGATGACTGACACGCACTGACGAGACAGGTCATGAGAGGAGGATGCAGAATGTCAAAGGACGAGAGAAAGAAACTGATTGAGGCAATGGCAGAGAAATTCACCGGAATGGACGCGGAGGACAAATCGTATATCGCCGGATATATGGCAGGAAAGCAGGAGGAGCGTCAGAGATGGGAGCAGAGACAGGAGGCAGTTGCGACAGCATAATGGCAGCAGGAAAAGGAAACGCCCTGTCTATGGCGGCAGGGCAGCAGGGAAATAAAGGCGAGAGCCTTTGAAAATAGAATATGCAGGGCATGAGAATCGGGAGGCGTGGTTGCAGCCGCACCTCCCAAAAAAAGGGCAAAAGAAAAGGAACTCTTGCAGGAGTTCCGATTCGTTGCTCGACGTGTGCGCCGAAACAAATTTGACTAACCTCATTATACCAAATGAGGGCGCATACGTCAACAGAAAACAGCGGAAAGTCCGCACAAAATCAAGGTTTTTCGGGGGTTATTTTACAAGTTCGCTGTATTGAACTGTTGAATTGAAATTAATTTAACAGTTGATCACAGTTCTTTCGTCTAAACCGTGTGTTCTTGTTTTCACACCAAATCCGCCATTACTTTTTCACATGGCTGTTTTTGGCACTTGTACGGTTCTTTATTCAGGCTCTAAAAATTGGATTTTTCTTATAAATCTACTGGCATACTCGGATGTGTATGTTATATTAAAGATACATTTTGTTTAAACTGCAAGAAGGTGGAACAGTCGTGTTCGCTCCCTCTCAAAAAACGGCTGTCGTCATTTCTTGCATCCTACTCCGTTTTTGAACAAAAAGGAATTTCGTACTCAGCGGAGCGAGACAAGGGAGCTTTGCCACTTTGTCCCCCGCAATTTGGGCTCGGCTTGAGCAGCTATGCTTTGTCAGATTTATTCACATTAGAGATTAAAACATAAATTTACAATTATAAAATCAATATCATTGGGAAATTTGCGATTTTATGTTGAAAAACTTTTCCGCTGGTGCTATAATATGTCTATTAATATTCGGAGGAATAGTCGGTTATGGCAAGATCAGCAAGGTCAAAAAGATATAAAAACCAAAGGAGAGTAATAATTTTGCGCGGAATGAAATACTTATTGATAATAACGGCGCTGCTTCTGGCGCTGGCTTTTGTGCTTACGAAATTCGTGTTCAAGGGTGGCGATGATACGGACAGCGCAGAAAGCGAGGCCGTTACCGTATCCGTATCCGAAACGGAAACGACCCCGCCGCCCGAGGAAGAGGAGGACGAGAATATCGACAATAAATGGGCGATGTTCCTTGTGAACAAGAAAAATCCGCTTCCCGCCGATTACGACAGCCGTATCGAGACCAAGGTGGTCTTTGAAAGCTGGCGGGAGTACTTTCTCGACGTGAGAGCCGCCGAGTATCTGGAAAAAATGCTGAAAGCCGCCGAAAATGACGGCATAGACCTGTACGTTGTGTCGGCGTACCGCACCATCGAGTACCAGCAGCAGAACTTTGACAACAGCGTACAGGACAGAGTGGACAAGGGAATGAGCTACGACGACGCCTACGCCGATACCCTTGCGGAGGTCGCGCTGCCGGGCGAAAGCGAGCATAACGCGGGTCTGGCGCTGGATATAATGGTAGAAGAGTACCAGAACATGGACGACGACGGCTTTGAAGATACCGAAGCCTTTGCATGGCTTGACAAGCATGCCGCCGAGTACGGCTTTATACTCCGCTACCCCAAGGGAAAGCAGGAGATCACCGGCATAATATACGAGCCGTGGCACTACCGCTTTGTTGGAGTGTACTACGCAAACGAAATAAAGAAAAGCGGTCTCTGCCTCGAGGAGTATTACGAACAGCAGGGCTGGACGGACGGAAACGGAAAAGCCACGAAAATGCGCGGCCCATGGGACGAGGACAGTAAAAAGGACGACCCTGCTGAAACCACAGCTCCAAAAGAGACCGAACCCAAGAAAACCATGGCGGCCACCCCCTACTCTGAGCAAAAGGTAACTATCATAGTTTAATTGGTTTGCATTTTGTATTACGGGAAATTTTCCTTAAAATGTTGATTTTTTCCCGCGGGCGTGGTATAATTATATAATACTTTAATAATACAAAGGATGTTGCACTATGCTGGATATTAAATTTGTCCGCGAAAATCCGGACGCGGTAAAGGAAAATATCAAAAAGAAATTTCAGGATCACAAGCTGCCGCTGGTTGACGAGGTAGTCGCCATAGACGCGGAGCTGAGAGCCGCCAAGACTGAGGCGGACGAGCTGAGAGCCAACCGCAACAAGGCGTCCAAGGAAATAGGCGGACTTATGGCGCAGGGCAAAAAGGACGAAGCCGAAGCCGCCAAAAAGCGCGTTACCGAGTTTGCCGACCGCCTTGCAGCCCTCGAAGCCAAGGAAGCGGAGCTTACCGAAAAGCTCACAAAGAACATGATGGTCATTCCCAATATTATCGACCCCTCCGTCCCCATAGGAAAGGACGACTCCGAAAACGTGGAGCTTGAACGCTTCGGCGAGCCTGTTATTCCCGATTTTGAAGTACCTTACCATACCGACATCATGGAAAGCCTTAACGGTATAGACCTTGACAGTGCGCGCAAGGTTGCCGGCAACGGCTTCTACTATCTTATGGGAGACATCGCAAGACTGCACAGCGCGGTAATTTCCTACGCCAGAGACTTCATGATAGACAGAGGCTTCACCTACTGCGTGCCGCCTTTCATGATCCGCAGCGGCGTTGTTACCGGCGTTATGAGCTTTGCGGAAATGGACGCGATGATGTACAAGATAGAGGGCGAGGACCTGTATCTGATCGGCACTTCCGAGCACTCCATGATAGGCAAGTACATTGATACTATAGTACAGGAAAAGACCCTGCCCCATACCCTCACCAGCTATTCCCCCTGTTTCCGCAAGGAAAAGGGCGCCCACGGCATA